AGCCCGACTAAAAATTTCTGCACGTTTAATTCTTTGACGGGGCAGGCACAAACGCTTTCAGATGGTAATCTCAAGTCTACAATTTCAGCATCACAGGGCGTTTCTTTAGGTACGGTTGCCGTAACTAGCGGTAAATGGTACTGGGAAGTGACAAATGGAAATAACAATATTGGCGGTTCGCGCAAAGCAATTGGTATTGTTGACGTAGACAATTTTATCATCACAAGCGGAGAGTATTTTGTCGATGATGCGTATGGATGGGGTTACGTCGAAAACGGAAACAAAGAAAATAATAATAGCCAGTCTGCTTATGGCAATGTTTTTGATACCGCCGGTAAAATTGTTGGCGTAGCTCTTGATCTGGACAACGGCGCAATTTGGTTCAGCAACGATGGAACGTGGCAGAACAGTGCAACAGTTGGTGAAATTGAGGCTGGTACAACCACTAATGCCGCATTCACCAGCCTTTCAGGCAGGTTTGTTCCTGCGTATTCGGACTTTAGCGGAAACGCAACGGTGAATTTTGGGCAGTCTGCCTTCACCTACACACCGCCTACCGGCTTCGTCGCACTAAACAATGACAACCTCCCGCTTACCGGCGCAGGACTGTCCGGCTTTGTCTGGATCAAGAACCGCGATGCAGCAGACAACCATATGCTGTTCGATGCGGTTCGTGGTGCCACGAAAGACATGCACAGCAACGCAGTTAATGCTGAAGTAACCAACGTAAACACGCTGCAGCGGTTTCTGCTCAACGGTTTTGAAGTTGGCAACGACGTAGAAGTTAATACGTCAGGAGAAAGCTACGTCGCATGGCAGTGGCTTTACAACAATCTGACAGCTAGTAGCAATACCGATGGCTCTGTAATCTCTTCGGTTCTTGCTAATACAACGGCTGGCTTCAGCATTGTAGGTTATGCTGGAAATTCAACTATTGGAGCAACAGTAGGTCATGGTCTAGGTGCAAAAACGCCAGCTATGATTATTGTGAAGCAGAGAACAACAGCTACTAATAGTGATTGGACTGTTTATCACCAAAGTTTTGGAAATACGGGTGGTGGCTATTTAAATTCTTCTGCTGTTTTTACGACTGCAAGTTGGTGGAACAACACGTCGCCAACATCGAGTGTTTTTACAGTTGATAATTCTGGTCGTGTGAATGGTTCAGGCAATAACTACATTGCCTACTGTTTCGCAGAAGTCGAAGGCTTCAGCAAGTTCACGTCGTTCGCTGGGAATGGAAATGCAAATGGGCCAATGATTAATCTAGGCTTCAGACCTGCTTACGTTCTTGTAAAAGTAGCTAGTGGCTCAACAGGTAGCTGGCGGCTGTTTGATACTAGCCGAAATCCATACAATGTTACGGATAAACTAATCTATCCTAATCTTGCTAATGCAGAAGCCACCTCTGCCGAAATGGATATTTTGAGCAACGGGTTTAAAATTAAAGTTGGTAGTGGTTACGACATCAATGACAGCGGTGACACTATGATCGTGGCAGCATTTGCCGAGACACCTTTCAAAACAGCAAACGCCCGATAGGAGGCAAACATGACATCAATTTATAAATGCTGCCACGGGCAGACGATCCGACCGGGCAAGGCGTGGACCGACCAGACCGGCGTCCAGCACCCGGCGAACTGGCACACGTACAGCGCAGAGCGCAAAGCAGACCTCGGCATCACCGAGATCGTGCAGCAGCCTGCACCTGACAGCCGCCTCTATAACTGGTCTTACAATGAAGACGGCACCGTCAACGCTACGGCGAAGTCGCTCGACGACATCAACGAGGTCGATGAAAACGGTGATCCGCTGCTCGACGAAAAGGGCCAGCAGGTCGTCACGCTCGGCGTGAAATCCACGCTGATCGCCGAGGTCAAGGCGCAGCAGGGCGCATTGTTGACGCAGACTGACTGGGCTATTATTCGTAAGATCGACACCAACATTGAAGTTCCCGCAGCGATCCAACTTTGGCGTAACGAGATCAGGCTTGCCGCTGCGGCGATGGAAGACCAGATCACACAGGCTGCGACGACCGACGCCATCGCTGCGCTGTTCGTGACCTACACCAGCAACCCGGACGGCAGCGTTACGAAGACCGGCGTCCTATTTGATTGGCCGGAACTCGGCTGATGGACAACCACGCCAAAACCATTATCGATCTGAGCAGCATCACTGTCGTGCTTGCCACGCTGGTCGAGTGGCTACCTGCGGCGGCAGCTTTAGCGTCTTTGATCTGGTCGGTCATCCGCATTTATGAAACTGAAACCGTGCAAAGGTGGATCAAAAAATGGCGCAAGCAATCGTGATTAGCTACGGCGAAGTGATGCTGCTCGGTGTGGTGGTGGCTGCGCTGCTATTTGCGGCGTTCAGAAAATAAATGGAACTCGACGCCCGCATGATCCTGACGCTCGCAGGGATACTGGTCAGTGTTGTATCGGCAGCAGCCATCGTCAGGCAGAAACTGTCTACTGTCATCGATCAACTAGCCGACACAGAGGTCAGGCTGCGCGGCTTGGATCGTCGCATCGATGCGCTGGATACCCGCACGGAAAAACAAGAACAGCGCATAAATATATTGGCACAGATGTCATCGCCGGAACTTTTGAGACGCGATCATATGGCCGCTGCTGTGATGCAAACGGATATTGAGTACCTGAAAGCTGAAACGGCATCTCTCAAAAAAATACATAACGGCGTTCATCCGCCTGTGGCAAGCGAAAGGATAGCAAAATGATTGGCGCATTACTGCCCGTTATAGGGCCGCTGCTTGGAGATGTAATTAAGCGCGTTCTTCCCGCCGATAAAGACAAGGCGCAGGAAATTGAGCGCGAAATCAACATGGCACTCATCAATAACAGCAAACAGATTGAACAGGCCGCTGCGTCTGTCATTCTTGCCGAGGCAAAAAGCGAACACTTTATCACTGCCACATGGCGACCAGTTCTCATGCTGACAATTACCGCCATAGTGGCGTGGAATTTTTTATTCGGAGCGTTAGTTGAACTGGCTGTAAAAATCGCTACCGGAGATCAAATGCCGTTGACGATCCCGCTACCTGATGAACTGTGGAATCTGCTGATGATTGGCGTCGGAGGTTATGTGGTCGGACGCAGCGCCGAGAAAGTCGCAGACAAGGTAAGAAAGTAATGGCGAGCAAAGTATCAGATGCAGTCTGGCACCCGATAAAGATCAAGCATCGCACCAGCATCGGCGACGGACCTAACAGCAAGCCGTCGAACAAACATAAGCGCCGCTCGTGGAAGAAGTACAGAGGGCAGGGCCGTTGACGTTCGAGGAAAGCCTGCGCCTTGTGCTAGAAGCTGACGAAGGCATCGTGCATGAAATTTACGAAGACCATCTGGGCAATCCGACGTGCGGTATCGGGCACCTTCTGGTTCCGCAAGACAGGGAATACGGGTGGCCGGTAGGCACTGAGATCAGCGAAGATCGTGTCACGCAGTTATACAATCAGGATGTAAGCATCGCGCTGAATGATGCTCGCTGGATACACCCCGACTTTGATGACCTGCCGGACAGTGCGCGGATCGTCATTGCGTCCCTGTCCTTTCAGCTAGGCTTGCCACGATACAAAAAATTCAAGCTACATCATGCCGCTATAGAGGCCAAGGATTGGCGCGAGGCCGCAGCACAACTCCGCGACAGCAGCCTGTACCGGCAGACAACAAAACGCACGGAACGTCACGCGAAAAGGTTGGAATCACTTGCCTAACTTCCGTCATCAGCAAGGTCAGATATGTGAACACATCCTGACCGAGTGGTTGCTGCGGCGCGGTTATTACGTCTTGCGCCCTCTTGCGGGGCAAGGGCCAATCGACGTGATGGCTTACGACGAGGAAGGCACGATATTTTTTTTCGACGCTAAACAAAATTCAATGCGAATCAATCCGGGCCGTAAAAACAAGACAAGAATACACAGACCATTGTCCGAAACACAGAGGCGTCTCGGCGTTCGTGTCGCGTATATAGACATCGAAAGCCGAGACGTTCATATCGTGCCAAGCATTGACGATTAAATTTATATCTCCTTTATCGTCAAAGTTTTCTGACGCATGGTATATGCGTCCTTCGCAGGTACTACCCTTTGAGGCTTTGCGCTGTAGCTACGCATCGGGCGACTGATTTGATATAGGCGATTGCCTACCAGCCCTTTCGCCTTGGGGTGTGCGCCCATGTACTCCATGATCGTGGCCTGCGCCGCGTCAATTCGCGCTTCACTTGCGCCCTTGTCCGCCCGTGCTTCGACCAGATCACTAAGCGCTTCCGCCACTTCCGCGTCCTTCGACAAATCAATCTCCGGCGCATCCTGATCGACCGTGCTATACGCGTGTGCGGCGTCATCGCTGGACTCCACAGGGTAAAAATCCACATCCGCCTTTCGGCGCTCGAAATCCACGACCGCTTCCGCGATCTGGCGCTGAATTTCAAGGTCCGCAGCATACACAAACAGACGCAAATCAAGTCCTTGATACAGCGTCGCGATTACGCCTGACTGGTGGCCCGTACACATCATCTGCGCCTGCAACTGTAGCGGGCCACGCGAAGCCGGTGGGCGGGATTCAGGGTGAGATCGGGTCGCCTTGCTTTCGACGAGTACAGGCCCGGTCAGGTCTATCGTGTCGGCGTTCATTGTAAATATGCCCCTGTCCGCGTCAGTGCTTATCGTGCCGCTGCCTTCTCCCAAGCCATCAAGGCTACACGCCATGCGTAGCGTCGGGTGCGGGAACGCGGCAGGGAAATCGTCGCGAAAATTTTGCAGGCCTAAACGCTCCGCCGCGACTTTCAGTATCACGGGTTCAAGTTCGTTACCCCAAAACGTCGCTTCATTGCCCGTAAAGGTATCAACGAACGTCCCTTCCGCTGCCGCAATGCAGCGTTGAAGCAACTGATTGCGCGTCATGTATGGACTATAGCCCAGCAACGCGGGTACAACGCTCGCGCTGATAATGTCGTCAGGTGTTAGTTTCCCAACCATTTTATTCTCCTTGGTTTTCGATTAAGCGGGACACGCTGGCGGGATGCCAGCGCTTGCCCATTGCACTTGAAATTCCGGCCCCGTTAAGGGCGGCGGCAATTTCGCGTAAACTTGCGCCCTTGTCCAGTAGCGGACGCGCGACCGCTAACGCCCCTTCCGCCACCCGCGCGGACGCGGCAAGGCGCTTCCGTTTGGTTGTCGCGCCGCCCTTTTCCGGGCAGGGACAACCGAGCGTAACGCCCCGCGCCTTGGCGGCAGCAAGCGCCGCGCGGGTGCGCTCACTGATTTTGCGGCCTTCCCATTCGGCAAAGACTGCCGCCATTTGCAGAAAAGTGCGGTCCGCTTCCGGCATATCCGCCGCCATGATCGGAACGTTGCTTTCTAATAGGCCCGATACAAAATGAAGGTTCCGCGCTAGGCGGTCGAGCTTTGCGATTAACAGCGTCGCGCCCTTCTCACGACACGCGGCAAGGGCAAGCGCCAGTTCCGGGCGATCACTTTTCTTGCCGCTTTCGATTTCCGTAAATTCCGCGACGATATCCCCCCGCCACGGTTCAACGGCGGCACGTTGCGCGTCTAAGCCAAGGCCCGATTGCCCCTGCCGTTGGGTCGAGACGCGGTAATACGCGACGTATTGCGGCGCGGTCATATTGTCACCTCGACATATTCGGCTTGTATATTTTGCAACGTGTCGCCGGTATCGTCGCGGCGCACGTCATAAACGGGTGGGGATGTGTAGCAACGCCCGACGATCACGCCGGTTGCCCATATTATGCGGGGACGGTCCGCGTCTATCACGCGGACCGTTACGGGGGTTTGAAGGGCTATCATTGTGCGAGCTCGATAACGTATTGCCCCAAATCCTCGCCGATACGGTGCCCCGTGTCGACGTGGTAATTTGTAGAGAGTTCCGCCATCAATTCCGAAAGCTCCCGGCACATTTCGTCGGGTTCCTCGCAATCAAGCGCGACCCATAAGCGTTCATAAATATACAGCGTGTCGACGCGGGATAGCTTTGCGCGGTTCATTGTGCGGCTCCTTCAATGAATGCGCGTTTGCGGGCGTTGTACGCTTGCGGCGGCCATCCCGGCAGGGTGGCGAACCATTCCGCGCCTCGTTCGATATCGCCGCGCGGGTTTTCAACCCGCCACGCCTTACCGTACAATTGCCAAGCGTGCCATGCGCTGCCGGGTTTAACTTCGTTTATGTTGCGTGTCATCGTGTCATTCTCCTGTGGTTGGTTGGTTAAGCGCCAAAGCGCATAAGCGCCTCAGCCATTAGCATTGTAATAAAAATGCTGGCTCCCAAGACGATCCCGTCTTTAATCATCACGCTGCCTCTCTTTCCTCAATCTTTTCGTCGATTGCTTGTTGGATCCGGGCGCGCAATTCGCCATATGCGATAATGCTGGCGATTCCGTTGTACGTGATATCTTCCCAAGGCCCGCAATCTTCATAGAATTCCTCGCCGTTGTCGGTGTTGCAATTCTGGCAAAGCTCGTGCGCTTTGTAGTAGTAAATCGCCCATTCGCTGTTGTCGGCGTATTCGTACGCGAGGTCCATTGCGTCGTCGCGGTCGCCGTCGCATTCGCGTAGGATTTCGTCAGCAATGTCGGCGGCGTATTCGTTCAGGGTATAGTCGTTAATAGTCATATCGTGGTTCTCCTTGGTTAAATAAACATTTCAGAATTTAAAAAATCGTCCATGACGCCGCCGGGGATTTCGACGCGCCGCGCGGCGAAAATACTTTCGCCATTCTCAGAACACCATTGAATGCGATCCCGCAAACCGGCTTGCTCCCAATAATCGCATATTGCGGTGAATTGCCGATCCGAATAGTCCATTTCGTCAATGATCGGATAGTCGGAAAGCGCCGCCAATATTTCGCCAGCCGTGTCAATCGTGGCGGCGGGTGCGTCGCGTCGCACAATAAGGTATTCAACCCAGCCGCAGACCCAATGCGACGCGAGGAAGGTATACACGGGCGCGTCGAAATCATCATCTGCCGGGGATAATTCGGCCCGCCATTGCGCCCAATTACTTTCGTCGCTGATTGTTGCGTCGCGGGTAATGGCGGCGACGACGTAGTGTCCGTCTGGCGAATGTCCGCCGTATGACGGCGGGCGCTCCCAGATATGATCGGCAAGAATATCGGCGGTGTTCATTTTGTTCATCTCCTGTTGGTTGGTTGGTTTGCTTGATTACACTTGCATATTAATATCGTAACTATATTATCCATTGCAAGTGCTATTGTGAAAAAAAATTGAAGGCTGTTAAAAATGGCGGAAACAAAGGGCATTCGGCCCGTATGCTTGAGGCTTTCCGACGCAACGCATGAAGCATTGCGCGACGCGGTGACGCATTCGGCGCATAGAAGTATGTCAGCGCTGGCGGATGAAATTCTGGCGGAAGGGCTGGCGCGTCGAAACGCCGAGACAATGAGCGACATTGATCGCATGATACGCGCAGCGCGGGACGCTGGGGCGTGAAGCAAGGCGGCGGCAGGCAAAAAGGCGCGGCCTTTGAGCGTGATATTGCGCGGGAGTTAGACGCGCAATTAGGGATCGCGTTCCGGCGCGACCTTATACAGTATCAGGAACGCGGGCGCGGCGATCTGGCGCGCGTAGACGGCGAACCGTTCCCATTCGTTATAGAGTGCAAGCGCTACGCTAAAGGGCCGATCCGGGCCGAATGGTGGCGGCAGGCATGTGGCGCGGCACGAGCGGCTGGCGCTATGCCCGCGCTTGTATGCCGCTTTGATCGCGGGCCGGTCATTGTGCGGATACCATTTGCGGCGATTGTTAAAATGGCGGAAGGGTCCGGCCATTACGCGTGGGACTATTATTGCGAGTGCGATTTTAGTGCGTTTTGCATGATCGCGAGGGAGCTACTGGCAGTTGAAAAGGCGGGGGCAGAAATATGCTTATAAGTGGCGTTTTTAGAACAATTCTAATGGGACGCTATGCGGACGTGTCCTGTTTAGCGTGTCCCATAACAGGACATGGCGGACATTCAACGAAATCAATGGCTTATTGACTCATGTCCTGTTGGTGTCCTGTTTGTTTTGGCATGAAATGGGACGTGTCCGCATGTCCCCCCCCCTTTAAGGGGGGACATGGGACAGGACATGCCCGGAAATCGTGTTTTGCTTGAGGTGTCGAAATGAATAAAAAAACGCGTTCGACGCGTCGGAAAGTGCCCGCCCCTGATCGTGGAATACAACGCGAACTCACGGCGAGCTATTCGCGCCAATATGCAAAGGTGCAAAGCGCGATTGTGGATTATGACAGAATTGCGTCGGAGTTCGAGCGCAAGTGGGGCGTTGATCGGTTGCCGGAACTTGTTGACGCGGAATTGCGTGAGCGTTTCTGGGAAACGATTCATCGGTTGAACGTGGCAATCAACAAGAATGATCCCGACGAAGTGCGACGACATGCCGACGCTGCTGCGCGTGGCTGGTATGCCTTAGATCGCGCTGCAATCGCCGCTGGCGCGCTTCCGCCGTCCGGCGAGGGTTGGGACGCCCGAATCGATGAGACGCGCGTCCTGCGCGTTTGTAAGACGATTGACGACGCGTGTGTTTCTCAACGGGAGCGCCCGGACGTGGTCGCGGTATCGGTTGAGGAAATCGCGCGCTTGTGGAAAGTCTGGGATGAGCGCGATATTGTCGCGATGGCGAAACAGGCGTTTCCCGGTGCAGAGATACTAGAAGCGCGGGCGAAATCTAACGAAAAGGGCGATCCGAATGACGCAATCCCGTTCTGAGTTGCCGGAAATCAAGCGGCAATGGTCTATCCTGCCGGTTCGCGCGTTGCTTGATCGTGGATTAAAAGAGCGGGAGTTCCGAACCCTTGCCGCGCTTTGCATCTTTACGAACTCTTACGGCGTTTGTTGGCCCGGCGTGACAACTCTTTCCGCGATTATCGATTGCGATAAGGCGACAATCTCCCGCGTATTAAATCGCCTTGTGGCGAAGGGTTATGTTCGCAAGTTAAAGCCCTCTGACTATCAAATGGAATTTGCTAAATTCGGCAAGATAAGCCGTTACCAAGTGTTGTATGAGCCGGAAGCGCCCTTGCCGTCGTGGGAAGAAGTGCAATCGGCAATCGTACTTGCCCCGGTCGAAGACCAGCCCGAACCGCCAATAAATGAATTGGGGTCCGGGGGATCAGACGCGCTCGTGTCTCTCTCTCACGCGCTCGCTCACGCATATCTTCGCGCCGTGCAGCGCCGGACCGGACAGACGCGGCGCTTTGATAACGAGATCAATCACGCGCGGCGCTTGGCGGAGCAAGGCGCGACCGTGGCGCAGGTGACGGAAGCGACCGAGGCGTTGTGCCTTGCCTATCTGGCCGAAAGGCGCGGAATACCTAGCCTTGCGGACGTGGCGCGGCAGGGTGTTACGAAATCAAACGAGCGTTTGCCATGAGACGGGCCGGGGCTTTTTCTTTTTCGGCGCTGGCGCGAGGGGCACCCCTTGCCCCCCCGCCCTGTCCCGTATCTATATGGGGGTATCGCACAAAATTTTCCCACGAAACCACAGTAAATCGTTATCGCGAAAGGAGAATCACGAAATGAAGAAATCACGAAAAGTCCACGGCGTCGGCATAAACGACGCGGACTACGCTGTACGCCCCAGAGGACCGGACGGTAAGCAATTATGGTGTCCGTATTATCGTGCATGGTCCGGTATGCTCAAACGCGCCTACTGCCCCAAGTTCCACGCCCGCCAACCTACCTACATCGGCGTCACGGTATGCGAGGAATGGCACTCGTTCATGGCGTTCCGCGCTTGGATGGAGACGCAGGATTGGGAAGGGAAGCAACTCGACAAAGACATCATCGCGCCGGGAAACAAAGTCTACTCGCCCGACACATGCGTCTTTGTGTCGCCAAATCTTAATACCCTGCTCACCGACCGCGCCGCCGCCCGTGGCGAATGGCCGATTGGGGTGTGTTTTGATAAGGCGAAAAAAAAATTCTGCGCCTATATCAAAGAAGGAGGGAAACAGCGAAACCTCGGGCGCTTCACCTGCCCGCATGAGGCGCACATGGCATGGCGCAAAGCAAAAGTGCGAATCGTTCGCGACGCCGCCCGCGAACAGGACGATCTGCGTGTTTACGATGGCTTGCTGCGCCACGCGGCGCGAATTGAGAGTGACAACAGATGTGTTGCGTGCCGCTGATACAAATACGCCAAGGACGGTAGTCGTTGGTGTTAGAGGGTGTCCGCCGTCTGCATGACACAGGTCATATCTGGATGGCGACACGCAAGGACGCGACGGACACGTTCGTCCTTATGGTGAAAGAGCGAAACTGTTAATGAAAGGAAAGACGTTATGGCTCTAGGTTTAGATGTAGGAAACAAATCTTCTGGCGATATTTTGCCGATTTTGAAGTTTGACGCGAAGGCGGGTGACTTCATTCGCCAAGATCGCTTTCAGAGCGAAAGCGGGGCATGGGAGAAGACCGAGGAGGAGGTAAAACTTCCCCTAGAATTTGCTGTCGATTTTGAGAAAATGGAGGTCGGTTGGCTTTCGTTTGCAACGGGTCATCCAGACTTTGCGATGACTCGCGTTGGTGGCGAGATGCCAGCCCGCCCAACGCCAGAACACAAGCAGGCGTTCCGTATTCGTCTGACGAATGACGATCTGGGTCTGCGGGAATTGTCCGGCAGCAGCAAGACGTTGCTTAGGGCGATGGACAAGTTGCACGACGAGTATGTGTCGCAGTCCAAAGCGAATCCGGGCAAGTACGCTCTCGTTGTGGTTGACGACCTTGAGACGGTCAAGGTGAATACACCGCAGGGCGAGTTGCGTTTTAAGTCTCCGCTCTGGAAGATTGGTGGTTGGGTTGACGCGCCTGATGCTTTCCAAGGCAATCAGGCGTCAACGCCCGCGCCTGAAGATGATGATCGCGTTATTGAGCAAGAAGACGACGGCGATTTGTTTTAGGGGGGGGTAAACAACGGCGGGGTTTTTTACCCCGTCGTTATTTCTGGAAAGAAGAATGAACACAAATTTATCAGCATATATTGAGATGGTGGCGCGTCATTATTGGGGTGAGCCTAACCCGAAGCCGCGAGGGCGGAAACTTCGGTGGGGTACGCATAATGGGCGCGAGGTCGATCTACGCAAGGGCGTGTGGTTTGACTACGAATTAAACAAGGGTGGCGGCGTCGTAGATATGGTGCGCCATCACGAAGGTGCGTCGTTGAAGCCGATGCACGAAATCCTTCAACAGAATTTTGGCATAACGCGTGACGTTGAAGAGCGTATTCGCCCAAAGGAATGGCTGTCGAAGGTTTATGAGTATTATGACGAGAATGGTGTTCTGTCGTACCAAGTGCTGCGTTATGAGCCAAAGCGTTTTATACAACGGCGTCCTGACGACAAGGGCGGTTGGGTATGGAACATGGATGGTGTGACGCCACTGCCGTATAACCTTCCGCTTATCGTCAATCATTCCAACCGCCCGATCCTGATCGTTGAGGGTGAGAAGTGTGCGGATGCGCTGGCGCAGGCAGGTTTTCTCGCGACGACGAGTCATGGCGGTGCGCGAAAGTGGCGCGAGGATTTGAACCGCTGGTTCGAAGGTCGCGCCGTTGTGATGATAGCCGATAACGACGAGGCGGGCGAGGCGCACATGGATATGGTCGCGGAGAACCTGAACGGTGTCGCCAATCGCATGAAGCGCGTCGTGCTTCCGAACCTTGCGCCGAAGGGCGATGTCGCGGATTGGCTTGCCGCGAATGGCAATGACGCGGAACGGTTGAAGCACATCATGCGCTCTACGCCGTTGTATGAAGTGCCGGATGACCTACCGGAAGTTGAGCAATCGGGCGACGAGGCGGAAGGCGAGCAGGCGGATACGTTCGAGATATATACGCTTGAGCACTTGCGTCGTATGCCGCCGGTCGAGTGGTTGATTGACGGGATGCTGACGAAGCATGGGTTTAGTGTGCTGTACGGTGAGCCGGGTGCAGGCAAGTCGTTTCTCGCGTTGGACTGGGCGCTGTCTATCGCGCATGGCCGTGCGTGACAGGGGCGTCATAACGTGACGGCTGGCAGCGTATTGTATATCGCTGGTGAGGGCGTCGGCGGATTGGGTAAGCGCATCAAGGGCTGGGAGTTTCATCACGAACTGCCCGGTGCGGACTGTCCGTTTTATGTTCTGCCTACGGCGGTACGTTTTCGTGAGCAAGGTGATATTGAGAAGCTGATGCGGACGATTGATTCGCTTGGACAGCGTTTCTCTCTTATCGTGATTGATACGGTCGCCCGTGCCCTTCTGGGTGGTGACGAGAACAGCGCGACGGACATGGGTATGTTTGTCGATGCGTGTGACGCGATCAAGCGTCATGCTGGTTGCGCTGTGTTGGCTGTTCACCATTCGGGCAAGGATGCGGCGCGTGGAATGCGTGGCAGCACGTCGCTGCTCGGTGGCGTGGACGCTTCGCTTCGCGCCATGCAAAACGACGGCCTGATGACCATCCATGTGGAGAAGCAGAAGGATGCAGAACCCGCCGACGATATTAACTTGCGTATGGTGAGTGTCGGTCTGATTGGAGATCAGACTGTCGTGCTGCATGAGACGGATAAGCAGGGCGTTCCGAAGAAGCGTGGCGAACGTCTGACCGGGCCGCAGAAGATAGCGTTGCAGGCGTTGACGAACTTGGCGGTCGATCACGGGCCGAAGGTTTCTGTCGCGGCGTGGCATGATGAACACAACGGCAAGACGCCATCTGCGACACGACAGGCGCGTAATCGTGCGCGTGACGCCTTGCAGAACAAAGGCATCGTCGTGATCGACAAGGGACATGCGTGGGTGGACTACAGCGTGTTGAAGGGGGATGGCGGTGAATGAGCAAGAAACCATCAACGTCCTCGACCTGTTCAGCGGCATCGGAGGAGATTGAGATGACTACTTTTGATTTTGATGACGGTAAAGGTCCGGTTCCGGCTCACAAGCATTACAATGGTGGTGGCTGGGTTGCTGATACGGCTGAGGTTGCTGATACCGCACATGTAGGGCGAGATGCTAGGGTCTATGGCAATGCTAGGGTCTTTGGCAATGCTAGGGTCTATGGCGATGCTAGGGTCTTTGGCAATGCTAGGGTCTTTGGCGATGCTAAGGTCTATGGCGATGCTAAGGTCTTTGGTAAGTCTTGGGTCTTTGGTAATTCTTGGGTCTATGGCGATGCTAGGGTCTTTGACAAGGCCTGGGTCTATAACAATGCTCAGGTCTCTGACAATGCTAGGGTCTCTGACAATGCTTTAGTCTATGGCGATGCTAAGGTCTTTGGTAAGTCTTGTGTCTTTGGTAATTCTTGGGTCTCTGACAATGCTGTGGTCTTTGGCAGTGCTTTAGTCTATGGCGATGCTAAGGTCTTTGGTAAATCTTGGGTTTATAAAAATGCTGTGGTCGTCGAGCAAATCGGAAAAGCAATCCTCGCAGGAGAAACGGATGAGATGTAAAGAATGCGGCGGCGACGGCCAAGTCGAGCGCGAATACACGGTCGGCGGCTATCACAATGGTCCGTGGATGGAGTATCGCGTGAGATGGGTCGAGTGTGAAACGTGCAGCGGATGGGGAGAGGTAGAAGATGAATAGAACCGAACTGCTAGAGAACGTCACCGTCGCGCTGTCGGATCGCGGCAGCGCGTATGGCGATGCGTCGGAGAACTTCCAGCGGATCGCAGATATGTGGTCGGTTATACTGAGCCGCCGCGTAACGGTGAAAGAGGTCGCGCTTTGCATGGCGGCGGTAAAGATGGCAAGATTGATCGAGACACCGGACCATGAAGATAGCTGGATCGATCTGGCTGGCTATGCGGCGTTGGGGGTTGAGGTCAATGACGGATAAGAAGCTAACCGTCCGCGAGGCGCGAGCGGCTCTAGCGGCTGACGACGAGGACCGGAAACGCGCTGTCGTTGAAGAACTGGAAGCGATTGGCTCCGGCGAGATCACCGACGTGCTGTCGTGGGATGAACTTGGCCGCGTACAGGTGCGTCCATCTGACAAGCTGTCGGAGAGGGCGCGTCGGTCGATCAAGAAAGTGAAGATCACGCCGAACCAGCATGGCAACACGATTGAGGTTGAGATGCACGACAAGCTGTCCGCGCTTCGCTTATTGGCGAAACATCGTGGCTTGCTTGAGCCGAACAGCGATGAGCGCCGCCCCAGCATGATTGGCATCAACGTGACGGGTCCGAAGACGACGACGTATGAGGTCGTGGACGACGATGATAAGGATGATGATGAACGGGAATAACGTCATAGACCTTTCGCGTCGTTACGTTCGTTTTTATGCCAAGCCTGTTGAGTGTACCCGCTGCGGCGAGTTATCTCGCGGTCGTATTTACGACAGTACGCAAGCGGTCGTCTGCGGTTATTGTGGAGATTTGTGGTGGTTGTGGAAATTGGATTCTGAGGAGAGATGGGATGGCTAGAGCGCAACGGGCGACTGATCGTTCACCACGTCGCAAGCGCCAGCGTGATACGGATGCGCTGACTGGATTAAACTTGGACTTCAGCGAAAGCCCGACAGTCTGGAAGTTTTTGAACGACGATAGTTTTGTTCGCGGCCTAATGGGTCCGGTCGGCAGCGGCAAGACGTATGCCAGTCTGGCGGAAGTGATGCTTCGCGCTGTCAAGCAGCCGCCCTCGCCGGTTGATAACATCCGCTACACACGCTTTGCAGTCATTCGTAACTCGTATCCAGAACTTCGCACGACGACGATTAAGACGTGGCAAGAGATATTCCCTGAGAACACTTGGGGCGATATGCGCTGGTCTCCACCGATCACGCATCACATCAAGCTACCCCCACGCGATGGAGCGCCGGGTCTTGATTGCGAAGTGATATTTCTCGCGCTAGATCAGCCGCGTGATGTGCGAAAGTTGCTGTCACTTGAACTGACCGGCGGATTCATTGACGAGGCGCGTGAACTGCCGAAGGCGGTGGTCGATGGTCTGACATCGCGTGTCGGTCGTTACCCGACGAAGAAGAACGGCGGTTGTCCGTGGCGTGGCGTGTGGATGTCAACAAACCCGATGGATTCGGATCACTGGTGGCCGAACCTTGCGGAAAAGAACCCTATACGCGGTCGCTATCCTTGGAAATTCTTTAAGCAACCCGGTGGCGTAAAGGAAGGAACGAAGGAACACCAAACAGCGATCTTCGCGGCTGACAAATACTGGATAATTAACGAAGGCGCAGAGAATCTAAGCAACTTGCCTCCCGGCTATTACGAGCAACAGCTTGCTGGTAAAACGATTGATTGGATTCAATGTTATGCCGGAGCGCAGTACGTTTATGTTCAGGACGGCAAACCGGTGTGGCACGAGTTTAGTGATAGTTTGATGTCGGCGGATTTAGAGATTGAGACTGGTATGCCTGTGCATGTCGGGCTCGACTTTGGTTTGACGCCCGCTGCGGTGTTTGGCCAGAAGATGCCGAACGGTCGATGGCATCTCGTACATGAACTTGTCGCCTTCGATATGGGGCTTGAACGATTCGCGCATCATTTGATGGCGGATATCCAGACGAAGTTTCCGAAGTCGGAGATATTTATCTGGGGCGACCCGGCTGGTGGCAAGCGTGACGAGATATTTGAGGTCACAGCGTTCGACCATCTGCGAACGTTGGGGCTTCGCGCCCAGCCGACAGTATCGAACGATTTTAAGGTGCGTCGTGAAGCTGGCGCGATGCCGATGAACCGTCTGATCGACGGTCGCCCCGGACTGCTTGTGTCGAGGGAATGTATGCGGACACGAAAGTCTTTATCTGGCGGATATCATTTCAAGCGCGTTGCGGTTGGTGCTGGTTATGAACGCTTCCGCGACATGCCGAACAAGAACGAGCATTCGCACGTTGGAGACGCATATGGCTATCTGATGTTGGGCGGCGGGGAGCATCGCACCTTGACGCGCAATCCGAACGGTCGCCCGATGTTCAAGCAGCACATGGCCGCGACCGACTTCAATATCTTTGCGTAGAAAAACGCCTTGGCTTGTCTTTAGCCAAGGCGTTAGTAACCAGGAGGTTTCGAATGAACAGGATTAATATATATGTCCACGAATGATATATCAACCAATTATCGCGTGAATATGATTCCGTTTCATTGGGGTCATGTTTATATGATGGATTTACGCCCATTTGAGGAACAGTATTTTGAATGGTTCGATGACTACAACGAGACTCTGAAGCATTTTGCTTCGTATGGTAATTGTTACACAGCGCTCCATGACGGCAACGTGGCCTGCTGTTTTGGCGCTGTGCCTCTGATAACAGGCACCGCTGAGGGTTGGTTGCTTACTAGCTATATCGTTGAAAGCAATCCTATATCACTCACACGCGGCGCTATGCGTTATATCAATAAGATTGCAATAGATATGGAATTACATAGATTGCAGTTTGTGATAGATGAAAGTAATTTTCTTGCAATTCGATGGGCAAAAGCATTAGGATTCGTTGAAGAAGGTTTGATGAGACAGTATGGTCCAGACAAGTCAAATCATTTTATGTATGCGAGGTATTTCTAATGAGTGGACTTTTCGGTAGCCCAAAGACCCCTGCACCGCAACCTCTCCCTCCTCCGCCTGAGCCTGACCCAGAGATCAATGCCGCGCAAGAGCGTCAGGAACAGCGCCTTGAGGAGCAGGAGCGCAAAGCTGAACAGGAAATTGCTGCCCGCCGTCGTGCGCGGCGTGTTGGTGGTCAAAGGGCTTTACTTTCAATGGAGCGTGAAGATCCGCGTCGTGGCATTGCACCGAAACTTGGGGCTGGCTGATGGGCGGTTTGAACCCTCTTAAGAAGAAGAAACCGCCTGCGCCTGCTCCGCCACCCGCACCCGCGCCCGCGCCCGCACCCGCACCTGTTGTTGAACCGAAACCTGTCGTAAAGGAAAGCACTAGAAATGAGCGCGAAGAGGCGGCGCGTCGTCGCGCACGTCGGATTAGCGCCCGCTCACTTCTCAGTAATAACAGCGCAACTAGCGAAGAAAAGCAGACACTTGGAGTTGGTTAAGTCCAACTGATATTTACAATAGATTGGGTCCATAATGCCTAAAGTAGTGTTGAAGAATGGAAAGACTAAGACGTTTGCATATACCAAAGCAGGCATGTCTGCGGCGAAGGAATACGCCAAGCAGTACGGCGGACGAATCAGCGAGGTCAATATGAAAACCGCGATGATGAAGAAGAAATGAAGAAGGTCTGGGAAAAGAAACGACCGAAAGGCATTGGCAAGTCCAAGAGCCTGACGCCCGAACAAAAACGCGCCGCAATGCGAGCAGCGAAGAAGGCTGGTCGTCCGTACCCCAACCTGATTGATAATATGCGAGCCGCCCGTGGCTAAGACTCCAGCTTGGCAGCGCAAAGCGGGGAAGAACCCCGCAGGCGGTTTGAATGAAAAGGGCCGTGCCTCTGCGCGGGCGCAGGGTATGGACCTGAAAGCGCCTGTCAAAAAGGGCGATAACCCACGTCGTGCATCTTTCTTGGCGCGAATGGGGGCTATGCCCGGCCCGGAGCGCGACGAGAAAGGACGCCCCACGCGTTTGTTGCTTTCCCTCCGCGCGTGGGGCGCTTCTTCCAAGGCCGATGCGAAAAGCAAGGCCCGTGCAATTAGCGCCCGCAACAAGGCGAAAGGTTAAGTCATGCTCACCGTCGAACAGGTTATCAAGCGCCACGAACTGGCCCAGCGTCGTAAGGACAACTGGCGTCAGATTTACGAGGACTGCTATGAGTTCGCGCTGCCGCAGCGGAATCTGTATGACGGTCACTACGAAGGTGGTGGTTCGCCCGGTCAGAACAAGATGGTTCGCGTGTTCGACTCCACCGCGATCAACTCGACGCAGCGGTTTGCCAACCGCATTCAGTCGGGTCTGTTCCCGCCCTATGGGCGCTGGTGTCGTCTGGAGCCGGGGCCGGATATTCCGCAGGAGCGTCAGCTTGAGGCACAGGCGGTTCTTGATACATACGCAAACAAAATGTTTTCTGTTTTGCGTCAGTCTAATTTCGATCTGGCGATGGGTGAGTTCCTTATGGACTTGGCTGTCGGCACGGCGGTCATGCTCATTCAACCCGGTGATGAGACAACCCCAGTCCGATTCACGTCTGTTCCACAGTATCTCGTTGCAATCGAAGAAGGCGCACACGGCAAAGTCGATAATGTTTACCGGCGTATGCGTCTGAAGGCAGAAGCGATCAAGCAGCATTGGGTTGACGCGGAAATCCCGGATCGTCTTCAGCGCATGATTGACGAGAAGCCGACTGATGAGATCGACTTGCTTGAGGCAACTGTTCTTGATGTTCAGCGTGGCGATTACGACTACATGGTAATCTGGCCGGATGGCAAAGCCGCGATTGTTGAACGCAAGATGAAGTCGTCGCCGTGGATTGTTGCGCGTTTTATGAAAGTGGCGGGTGAGGTCTATGGTCGAGGTCCGCTAATCACGGCGCTGCCCGACATCAAGACGCTAAACAAAACACTGGAACTGCTACTGAAAAATGCGTCTCTATCTATCGCTGGCGTGTACACTGCGGCAGACGATGGCGTTCTCAACCCGCAGACGATTCGCATTACGCCCGGTGCTATCATTCCGGTCGCGCGTAATGGCGGGCCGCAGGGTGAGAGCCTGAAGCAGTTGCCGCGTTCCGGCGATTTCAATGTGTCGCAAATCGTTATCAACGATCTTCGTATGAACGTGAAGAAGATTCTGCTAGATGACACATTACCGCCAGATAATATGTCGGCGCGTTCTGCTACTGAAATTGCAGAGCGTATGAAAGAACTAGCACAGAACCTTGGCAGCGCCTTCGGTCGTTTGATTACCGAAACGATGATCCCTGTCGTGTCGCGGGTTCTGTACGTCATGGACGAGCGCGGCATGATCGAGATGCCGTTGCGTGTAAATGGTTTGGAGGTAAAGGTGTCTCCGGTGTCGCCTATCGCGCAGGCACAAAACATGGGTGACATAGAGAAAATTACGCAATGGGTTCAACTTTCGCAAGCGCTTGGACCGGAGGGCATGATGGCTCCGCGCATGGGTGCTATCGCTGATTACGTTGCTGATAAATTAGGAGTCCCTGCTGAACTACGCACAACGCCGGAGGAGCGTCAAATGGCAATGCAGCAGGCAGCTGAGATGGCGCAGATGGCGGCGCAACAGGGTATGGTTGATGGAGGCCAAGCGATGGAGCAACAAGATATGGTTGAGGGAGAATAGTGGAACAAACAGAAGGTTGGGACGGACTCCGGCAGGTAGCGCCAGAGCTTCGTCGTACAAATCAGCAGGATCGTGATGATATAGATCGCATGTACCTGCGTGTATTTGGCAGCGAAGATGGGCAAAATGTGTTTGAACATTTGCGTTCGCTGACGATAGAACAGCCGACTTGGTATCCGGGCGAAGAAGCAAGTCATGGATATGCGAGGGAAGGACAAAACTCATTAGTCCGCGAAATTGAGCGGCGTATTAAAAGGGCATCAGAATTATGAGTGACGAAAACACAATCGAAGGCGAAGGTCTTTTAGCTGAGGCGAATACTGCGGTAGAAGAAACGCCACAAGAGGAGGCGTCTATTGAGCATCGCATTCCTGATGAGCAGCCTAGCGTTGATCAGGTAACAGTCGCGGAGAACGATGAGGAAGTAGAGTTCGAGCGTCCAGACTGGTATCCAGACAAATTCTGGAACGATGAAAGCGGGCCTGATCTTGAAAATCTTGCAAAATCGTACAACGAACTTCAAAAGAAGTTTTCTCAAGGAAAGCATAAAGCGCCTGAAGAATACGATGTTAAGATATTTGAGGATTCTAATATACCGGAAGATGACGAACTTTTCTCAACGTATAAAGATTGGGCAAAAGAAAACGGCATTAGCCAAAAGGCATTTGAAGACTTGGCATCTAAATTTATTAGCATGGCAGGCGCAGAGCAAGATTTAGCAAAAGTTTCTTATGAAGAAGAACTTAAGAAATTGGGGCCGAACGCTGACATAGCCATCAAGTCTATGACTGAATGGGGACAAGGGCTTGTTCGCAAAGGTGTTTGGAGTAACGACGATTTTGAGGAGTTCAAGATCATGGGCGGCACTGCCCAAGGTCTTCGCGCTTTACAGAAAGTCCGTTCGTACTATGGCGATCAGCCGGTGCCGGTAGATGTCGGGCCGGTTGAGGGTTTGCCATCAAAAGAAGAACTTTCAGCTATGGTCGCAAAGCCCGAATATATTAGTGATCCCGGATACCGCGCCAAGGTCGAGAAGATGTTTGATCAAGTGTACGGTACGCAAGATTATTCCCCTGTGTGAATGAAATCGAATTGCTAGGGGAGTCTAGTAATTTTTCTTGACATAGGAAGTATTTACATTTTTCGAAATGTTTTTTATAATTGTTATAACGGATAACCGCGTGGCCCGTTGGACCGGCCTTGGGACGAGGCGCAAAACCGTTCAAGCCTCAGCCCGATATGGATACCTGATAGGCGCTTTTCGTTAAACACAACAGAAAGGAAAATGAAATGGCCGTAGGCATTTCTAACGCTTTCGTTCAGTTGTTCGACGCGGAAGTCAAGCAAGCGTATCAGGCTTCTCGTATGCTTGCCGGTGCTACCCGCGAGCGGAACAATGTCGAAGGCTCGGTCGTGAAGTTCCCGAAAATTGGGAAAGGCACGGCAACGGTCCGCGTCCCGCAGACCGACGTAACCCCGCTGAACGTCACCTACTCGCAGGTGTCTGCCACTATGGAAGACTACATCGCTGCTGAATACAGCGACATCTTCCATCAGGCCAAAGTAAACTTCGACGAGCGCCGTGAACTGGTGCAGGTCGTTGGTAACGCTATTGGCCGTCGGATGGATCAGCTTTGTATCGACGCGCTGAACTCAGCTTCGTCGCCCTCAACTGTAGGCACCGACGTCGGTGGCGTGGGTACGAACCTGAATCTGGACAAATTGCTGGCGGCGAAAAAGGCTCTGGACGCCAAGAATGTCCCGGCTGAAGGTCGTATGATTGTCATCCATGCGAATGGTCTGTCGGCGCTTCTGAATGAAACTGAACTCACTTCAAGCGATTTCTCCACCATCAAGGCGCTAAGTGCTGGAGAGGTCGATACGTTTTTGGGCATGAAATTTATCATGCTCGGTGATCGTGATGAAGGCGGTCTTCCTCTGCCGTCCACCCGCACCAGCTTCGCGTTCCATCGTGACGCGGTTGGTATGGGTATCAGCATGAATCAGAAGTCCGAAATCAACTATGTGCCTGAGAAGACTTCGTTCCTCGTCTCCTCGATGTTCTCCGCTGGTGCGGTTGCCATCGACGACGACGGCATTGTCAAAATCAGCAGCACTGAGTAAGGAGTTTTATTATGGCTTTTGCTTCTTCAGGACTTGGCGTTGTTTCGGCCTCTAAAAAGGGTAATGCTCCTAGCATTTACACCTATCAGACCGCCGACACGATTGCTGATGTAAACACTGCGGGATATTTCAACAGTATCTCCGACACGCTCGCCATTGGCGATCTGATCTATTGCGTCACCTCTACGGGTGGCACACGGGTCAGCACACTGACGCAGGTTCTTTCGAACAGCGGTGGTGTGGTCGATGTTGCGGACGGCACGACGCTTGCCGCGACTGACGGCGACTAATAAGATCGGGGCGGGTTTCGGCCCGCCCCTTTTGCTTTGAGAGGTCGGCATGGCCGCAGGCGATACGAAACTATCCATATGTTCCGATGCGCTCATTATGTTGGGCGCTTCTCCTCTTTCTAGTTTTAGCGACGGAACTGATGAGGCGCAGATTGCAGATCGTCTCTACGATGATATCCGCGACACTGCTATAATGCAGTATCCGTACAGCTGGTCTGTCAAGAAAGTTCAGCTTGCACAGCTTGTTGACACTCCCGTAAATGAATGGAAATACAAATACGCGCTGCCGGGTGACATCTTAGGCAACCCGAAAGCGGTATTTAACACGAGCGCGACAGGGGCGCTGCCTCTGCGCGAGTTTGAAATTTACAGCGGCGGCTTATACGCAAATTACGAGCAGGTTTGGATTGACTACCAGTTCCGTCCCGATGCTTCCTCTTTTCCGCCTTATTTCGTAAACTTCCTGCGACACGCACTCGCTGCGACGTTTGCAGAACCGGTCACGGATCAAATCACGAAAGCGCAATACTTTCACGAGATGGCTTTCGGGTCTCCGACACAGAATATGCGCGGCGGTCTGGCGCGCGTTTCCATGAACATTGACGGCGGCGACCGCCCGCCGCAGAATATCATGGAGTTCCCACTAACGGATGTTCGTGGATGAGCCGCACTGTATTCATACAGAACGATTTCACGTCTGGTGAATTAGACCCTAAACTGAGGGCGCGTACTGATATTGCCCAATACTCGTCCGGCCTAACGACGGCGACAAACGTATCAATCCAACCGCAAGGTGGCGCAAAGCGCCGTGAAGGCACGAAGTTTATCTTCGAACTGGACTCTGGCGCTGGCGATGCTGTCCGTATGGTCAAGTTTGAGTTTAGCGTATCAGATAGTTACATGCTTGTGTTCACGCCGGGGCGCATGTACGTCGTTAAGAATGGCGCTCTCATCACGAATATCAATGGCAGCGGCAACGATTATCTCACATTAGCGGCGCTTACATCTTCAATTTTGCCGGAAATAAATTGGGTCCAGTCGGCGGATACGGTTATCGTTGTCCATGAAGACCTAGAACCTCTCAAGATCGTGCGCGGTGTAAGTGATTCTTCGTGGACAGCCACCACAATAAATTTTTCTTATGTTCCGCTTTTTGCGTTTAATATTGATATACACAATCCGACCTACACTATCACGCCATCCGGCACTAGCGGTAATATCCAGATTACGGCGTCCAGCGTAACGACCGACAACGGAACCGCGCAAGCAGGCAGCACAAGCACGATTACCCTCAAATCGGCCACTAGCTTTGGGTCAGACGATCAGTGCAATGGTATGTTTATTGAAATCACAGGTGGCACTGGTTCTGGTCAGACTCGTAGTATTGCTGATTATAACGCAACTTCTAAGATAGCAACGGTTGAGCCTAGTTTCGATACCGCTCCTGACGCCACCTCACAATATGACATTAAGGCGTTCAAAGAAGCTGCGGTTGGTGAATACATAAATGCGCTGAATGGTTTTGGGCGGGCGCGTATTACAGAGTTCGTTAGCAACACTGTTGTTAAGGCTTATGTCGAGATACCCTTTTTCGATACTAATGCAATCAGTAGCGGTAACTGGTCTATTGAATTTGGTTATGAAAATGCGTGGAGTGCAACGCGCGGTTGGCCCCGAAGCGTTACGTTCCATGAGGGGCGTTTATATTTCGGCGGATCGAAAGGGTTGCCATCTACGATCTGGGGGTCACGCGTCAGCGACTTTTTTAACTTTGATCCGGGGCAAGCATTAGACGATAGTTCTGT